TCAAGGCACAAATACAGGAGGAGGCGCCGGAGGTGGCGGAGGGCTGTGCAGATACGCGTCGAGGCCCGCCCCAAAGGAAGACTCGCCAGATGTCGAGACTGCGGACCGTCCTGACGGCTGCTCCGTCTTGCCTCGGTCGCAATCACACTCGTCAGGGCCAATCACCGACACCTTCGAGGAATCGCCGGCAATCTGCGCGTATGCGTCACGCTGGGTTCGCGTCAGCGTATCGCCGGGGAATTTTATCTCCACAACCGACTTGAGATTGTCTTGCGTGGGCGGCAACGATGGATCGTTGACGATGACGACGTCCGGACGGCGTATGTTACCTACACTTGGCGTGTAGCCGCCCAAGCCGCCCGGCCAGTACTTTTGAATCCATCCCGGCAGGTAGTCGTGCGTCTTCGTGACGACCCCTGAATCCATGATCGGGGCAGGCGGATCGCGCGACATGTCGTAGTTCACCTCGGCCTTGTACGGGCTCCGGTGATCGCTGATCGCGTCCGCCGCCTTGAGCCGGCCGCTAACGCATTGCTGCTTCAACTGTTGACCGCTGACGCCAACGCTTGGCATTGAATTGCATCGGCAAATGACCCCGCAGAGTGCTTGCCGATCTTCAGAATCGAGTCCGTTGCGGCGCAATCTCACGATGTTCGTTCGACCTTCGCCTGAACCAGTCGATCCGGAACCCGTTCCCTTCGCGTAGTCCGTCATGCCGTCTTGGACCTATTGGAGTCGAACGTCAACGTCGCCGATCCGTTGCTTTCCACCCAATCGGTGTACCCGTTCTCATCGGTTCGACCGGATATGATCTGTCCGCCACTCCCGGTTACGGTGTACAGATGATTCGGAATGGGACGACCGGTGTCGTCGTCGACCGCTTGAAACCGCCCTCGCTGTAAGCCGCCTCGGATCGAACCAACAGGCAGCGGTATAACCCCACCGCCAACGGAGGGTGCACTAGCGCCTGAGAACGCGCCAGCTGTCGGCATAACGGTGGCGGTACCTTGGGACGCGATCAGAGTAGCGCCGCATGCGGTTTTATCACCTTCCGTCGCCACCGGACGTTCCCCAAGCTCCATGTTCCGCTGTTTCACACGCACGATCGGGAAAATCCCATCGCAACGCGGACATGACACCATGTCGCCAAGTAAGGCGATTGCTTTTCCATAAGCGATAAATGTTGACGTACCGGCGAGCACCCGCCCTCCGTGCGTTGTCGTATCGCCCTCGCGGATGAACGCAAACCCCATCTTGAACCCCAACGAGAAAATCTTGCGGAAAATGTAGCACGAGGCAGAAAAGTGAAACCATCCTGCCAGTTTTGACAGGGTTTCATGTATTTTCCGCGCAAACATGGAGTGCAACGAGAGGCGCCATCTTCTGAGGACAGAAAGCCCGCCGAATTGTCACCGCGCTAGCAAAAACAATCACGCAACGGTTTGCAACGCCCCCTTCTGTTCGCCATATTGCGATACAGCTGCCCGACATGCCATTTCAAAGACTTTATTCCAGACCATTCTCCATCGCATTATCGCCTATGCTAGCGATGTCTTGCATCGGTTGCGACTGGCTCAGGAACTTGTCTCCAAGGGCCATTTGTTCAACCAAATCCGCCTCCGCTTTCTCCTGAGCATGTGTCACCGCGACATGAAAATGCTTGAGCGCATCAGATACCCTCGTATACAACAATAGCTCACGCTTTTGACTTACTCGGTTCGAGAACTCTTGCCTCAGATGATCATTAATATACGACTTTGAGTCATATGTTGATCCGTAATCGCCATCGCGTGACACGATCACCAATTCTGCGTTCGCCTGAATCGCACAATCGATCATCCACTCCCAATTAATTGCATCTCCATACGACGTGTCGTTTCTCTTTCGCGGCGGGCATCCATGCATAAATCTTCTATACGCACGGTCGCGAATGTCCTTGCGCGCGTTGTTGTGCCTTTCTTCCCGCGTGAGCACGAGAGGATGATCACGGTGAAAGATTCGATGCACTACTTGGTAGATTTGGTCTTTTTCCGCGGGCCGCTCAAGTATCGAAATCAACTTGCCCTGTAAATTCTTGATGCGTTTTCTCGCATTATCAATATCGCGCTTAAGCATTCCAAATTCCCCTGTGGTAGCCAACACCCCAATACTCGGCACCTTATCAGGCATTTTATTCTTAAGCTCAGACACACTCTCCAAAATAACACTTTGCCGATTCCGCTTATATTCCGACTCCAGATGATGAGTGACGATAATTCTATTACTTAGCGTTTCGAGAGGCGGCAACAGACCAAGATAAGCTTCGTTTCTCGCGCGATAGAAATCCAACCAAATATTGGTATCAATGAACAGAAGCTTTTGAATGCCGCCTGCCATTTTCGTCTCCCATTTTTTGCATGAATCCTCACGCGCTTTGGGAACCATTAAGCAAACGAAATCACCAATCTCTTGCCACACGCAGCAGCATACTTGCGCAGCGTCGCAAAAGAGGGTGAGTGCTTTTCACTAGACAGAGATGCCTCAAGTCGCGAAACCGCTGACGCCGTAGTTCCCATGCGCTCTGCCACTTGAGCTTGCGTCAATCCGGCCTCATGCCGAATAGCCAAAATGGCCCGCAGGGCCATGTACTCATCTTCCAGAGCATCATACGCCGCTCTGACTCCCGGCTTTGCCAGCAGATGCTCCGTATCATCTACCGTGTGCTGGATCAGGTTGAAGCCTTCAGCACTAGCACGCTTCACGACTACCTTAGCCATTACGCACCTCACTTAAACGCACCCGAGCGGTTCGCAGCTCATTCTGAGGCGTCTCCTGCGTTTTCTTCACAAACGAATGCAGGACCACGACCCGCTGTCCAACATGGGTGCAGTAAAACACGCGCCCGATGCCTTCCCTGCCTTTTGGGCGCAATTCAAACAGTCCGCCCCCATTGCTCGCGAGTGCGGCATACGCAAATCCGCGCCGAACTCCTGCATCAAGTCCAGGAGCCGCAGATAGTCTGCCAGAATCCCTGCCGGCAGCGCGAAGACGTCGCGTTTGACGCGCTCGTTGTAATAGACGACTGTCCAATTTTGTTTCGTGTTAGCAAATTTGCTATGCCGCTGCAATTCAACCAATCGGTTAGAGCGGCAAGAGTTTCTGCACGGCCTCGCGACCGTGATCAGGGGACAGATGCGCATAGCGCTCAGCGACCGTGATGGAGGAATGCCCCAACAGGTCCTTGACGACGTACAGGGAAACGCCCTCCATGACGAGCCATGATGCGAAGGTGTGGCGCAGATCGTGGATGCGGAAATTTTCGATTCCGGCGCGAGCACATGCCGCGACGAATCCTTTTTGCAGGTTGCCGACTCGCCTCCCCGAGCTGGAGGCAAACACCCACTCAGACCCGGCGCAATGTCGCGCTACCCAATCACGCTGATCCCTCAGCGCCAACAACGCGCCACTGTTGAGCGGCACCAATCGACGCTTACCGTTCTGTGTGCTCGCACTCGAGTCGAAAATGTGAACGCTCGAAATCGACCCGGTGCCACTCGAGCGCGAGCAGCTCGTTTTTCCTACACCCCGTGCTCAAGGCGAGTCGCACGAAGTTTCGAAGATGCGGCTGTCGGGCGACCGCCCCGGCCGCGAGAATCAACGCCGTCGCCTCGCTTCGTGATATCCAGCGAACTCGCGATTCGCCACCATCAAGACCGAGGCTCTGCACTGGGTTTGCCAGTTCCGGGTAGTCGTGCTCGGTCCGCACAAAGTTGATAGCCGCGGACAACAGCCTGAGCTCACGCTTCACCGTTGACTCACAGACGCCATCCGCGAGCCGAGCGGACACGTACCGTTGAACGTCGCCTCGCTTCAATTCCCGCAAGTCGCGGCCGCTGAAATGCGGTTGACTTGGGCAGCACTAACGATCGAGGCCAGACTCCTGATCGCCATTGCACTTGTTACGGTCTTCGTTGCCTTTCGATCGGATCGCCGGCGCGTGCAGCTACGGCGGCAAAAAGAACTCGATCCGATCAAGCGAGCGATCTACAACCCCAAGCAGTTCCGCCGCCCCCGCTGACCCATAAATAGGGGTCAGATTTTTCCTTTCTCCATAGCCTGCTAGACTTCGCTCAATACCCAAATCGGTAAATTACCGTTTTGGTAAACATAGTTACCATTCTGGGAAGTTGCAAGAGGTTCGTATGAATATTTCTAGCCTCATCGAACTCGCGAAGGATGCGGCGGGCTCATATGGCGAGCTCGCGGAGCGGATCGGCCGCCCGGCGAGCCGGATAAGCGATTGGAAGGCCGGGAGACGCAAACCCGACGCGGCCGACATCATGCTGCTTGCCGAAGTGGCAGGCCGGCCTGTGTTCGAAACGCTCGCGGAAATCGAAATGGAGCTGGACACCGAGCGCAGCTCAGTATGGCAACGTGCTTTAGGAAATCTGCGAGCGGCGGGCGTAGCGGCGACTGTGGTGCTTGGCGCTACCGCCGTGGTGAGCTTGACCTCGAAGCCGGCTGATGCGGCTGAGAAAGCCCAAGAAAACAAAGACTTGGCGCGCCCGGCTGGGATCGAACCAGCAACCCCTGCCTTCGGAGTTTTATCAGCGCACCATAGTCCCTTATAAATCAATGCTTTGCACAACTCGCAACGTGCAAAACCAAGGGAAGTCAAGGTCAATCAAGGCTATCCAAGCCCACCCAAACTGTAATTTCACTGTAGTTTGGCTTCGACGCGTCCCGCCGTACGCCCCGCCTCTCCCTCCGTAATGGTCCCCGCAGTCAGCCTAGACGTCTCCGCCTCACGAGGCTCGTTCCTGTGGATCGCTTGACGACGTGCTTGTCTTGCACTATGCGGAAGACGAGGCGGATGCTATGCTTCGCGCAAGGCAGTCTTGCAATACTGTTTTTTTATACAGTACCTTGATACAATAATGACTCAAAAAGTGGCTATGAAGCAGCCGACATCGGGGTTGAGGGCAAGGGTTCTTCGCTGGTTTGCGATCGAGACGCGGGGTTGCGTTCTCGGCTTTCTCGGTGGTGGGGTTGGTGCGCTACTGGCGTTCACATACCTCAACTACCATTACAAGGGTGCAGGTCCCGTGCAAGGTGATCCTGTCTCCATCGCGAACACCTACATTGTCTTCACAACCTTTGTGATAACCGGTGTAGCAGTGATGCTCGCCGTGGCTGGGCTGATCTTCACGCAGCACTTTTCGATGGAGAAAGAGGCACACGTTGAGCACGCGTTCGGTTCGTTGATTCAACAGATCAAGGCGGGTGACGATAAGGTCATCAAACTGGTTGAAGAATTGATGAAGAACCCCGACGTAGTGCAATACGTCAGCTTTCATCTGAACTCGAAGTTGGAGGAAATGCTGGAGACGCGGCTGGACGACGCCGGGAGGCGGGCAAGCGATGCCCAGAATGAAGTTTCGACATTGACGAAGCTTCGCGCCGGCGTGTCACCAGGGAACAACGGACAACAAGGAGGGTTAAATGGCTAACAATCTTGCTGCTGCTCCGCGGTTGTTGACTGTTTCGTCTCTCGCGGAGTTTTTGAGCACAAACCGGGACTATGACATCTTCGCCGATGCTCCACCGGTGAACGTCGACAGAATTGCCGAGCTCCTTGGAATCGAGGTCAGCGAGAAGGCCGTATTCAAGGGCCCGCATGAAAATCTCGTAGACACCGACACTGTGGGAATGATTACGCTCAAGGAAGACGGCGGAGCTGCGGTATGGCTTAACCCGTTTGAGAACTCGTATTTACCGCGCCGACGCTTCACCCTTGCTCATGAGATCGGCCATTTTTGTATGCACCGCTCCGGTGACGAGCTCACTTTCGTGGACAACAAGAGCACGATGAGCCGAAGCGAGTCCTACTGGACACGGCACGAGTCAGAGGCAAACAATTTTGCGGCGGAACTGCTTATGCCGACAAAGTTGATCTCTTCGGTCGGCACCTCGGTGATCGACACATACAAGTCGGAAAATGGCGTCGACACCATGCCATTCGATCGGTTTGCGATCACGATGGCAACGCGCTTCAATGTCTCAAACCTCGCAATGGAATACCGGCTCAAGAATCTGGGCATAGGAAAAAGGAAGTAGCGAATTTTGAAGGCCCGCCCTAGCGGGCCTTTTTTCTCGGTTGACGGCAAATATAAGCATCATTGCCACCAGCGCCCGTAGGCCCGACAACCACCGCGGGGCGCATTCCTACTTGCTTGGCGCGGCGGACATCTTTCGAGAAGTGACGCTGGCTGGCTCCTCTGCGCGGCAAATCGATGTCGCGACCAAAAGCGCGATCACCGAGAAGGCGGTTTTCATATTCGGTCCCACGAGAGTGCGCCTCAGCGCGGCGATTGCGCTGCCTGTATGCGGGCCGCTGTGTGTTGCTCACCGATTTGACGTCTAGCGTCATCATCCACCGCAAGCTCGCCGCGATACTTCTCGATCAGTGTGAACAGGTTCGTCTTAATCTTGTGCGCGGCCAAAATCTCCGACTCCAACTGTTCGACAGATAGGGCGGCAAAATCAGTTCCTTCGCTCACGATGGACGCTGCGATCTGTTCGACTGTCGCGCGGTCGGACTCGAGCTGCTGCTCCCAGACGACCATTGCACCTGGTCCGCCAAGTCCTCGGGCGGCCAAGGTTGCCCTTCGAGAGCCAGCGGCAGAGGCCATCAATTCCCGAAGCGTCGTGATCGACTCGCGCGCATCTCCCAAATCCTTCCGAAGTGCCAAGCGCATGTCCAGAGCCTTAATTTCGTTGCCGCGCCGGTAGCCGATATAGCCCATGATCGCGCCGGATATGCCGGTCACCATGCCGACAATGCCGGCCACCGCACCAACGTAGTCCGTCCAGCTTGGATTAGCCATTTGGTCCCCGCGTCAGATCTCTTTCGCGTGAACATTCTGCCACCAGCACCACCTGATCGGTAGACATTGGAGGCAACTGCCGCACGCGTCCGGCAAAGTAAAATCAAGGTGCCTGATCAATCCCGCTCAAGGGCACCCGAAACTGAAGTTTCACTGTACAGCCCCAAGCGGGGCGGGGTCACAACTGCGCGCGTCAACGCATCAATTTGCACTGTCGCGCATCACAACGCATGATTCCCGCACATCGGAAAATGCCCAGAAATCCACACCACACGGGCCGCCGGGCCTAGTACCTGTGTGCATTAAAACCGCCCTGTCAAGCGAGGCCCGCAGGCGAGGAGGAGACTGCGCAAAAGCCGCCGCAGTGACCGTCGGTGCGCAGGCGGGCCGGACCCTCAAATACCCCGTGCGGCCGCATCACGGCCTCGTGGAGTCGCTCGCGGCGCGCGGCCGGAACGCGGCCACCCTGCCAGCGCCAAGCCGCTGTAGGCCCTCTAATCGCGCCGTCGGAATCGCCCCATACCGCTTTCGCAGCCTCGCGGCAACAGCAATCGGGACGATGGGACGCTAGTCGGGACACAGATGGGACAGCGACGGGACACGCCGCGCGCCGTCCCACCGAGTCGCTCTGCGGTTCGCGTTCCCCAGACGCAAAAAAGGGCCGCGCCCGGTTGCCCGGTGCGCGGCCCTGCCTTTGGCCGATGCGATTCGTTACGCTGGTTTGTGCGTCTTGAGCCACTCCTTCAACACGGCATTCACCCGCGTTTGCCAGCCCCGCCCGGTCGCTTTGAAGGCGTCGAGCACGTCATCGTCGAGCCGAATCGTCGTCGCGGTTTTGTGACTGCCGAGCGGCCGCCCCGGCCCACGGCGGACCAAGCGGTCGCCGACGTACTCGTCCGCCCGCTCAAAAAATTCGTCGGTCAGTTCCGGCGCGTCGTCCGGATCAACCCAATCGGTGTGCGTAGCGCGCTTGCTCACGGTCATTTGCTTTCCTCATGCTGATAATGCGGCGAGCCTCGCCGCGTGGCGTCCAAACCATCACGATCATGCGGCCGTCCAGCGTGCCGACCGTGATGTAGCGCGATTCAACGTAATCCTCCCGCGTATCCTCCAACGTGAAGTGGTGCCCGGCGAACACCTCCACTGCACGCGCGAAATCCAGCCCCCGCTCGGTCAGTGTCTTGTCGCGTTTGTTCGGATCGTATTCAAGTTCCATGAGCTTTATTGTAAGTACAAAAATATCCCGGCGCAACGAATATTTGTACATACTTTTATCCGTGTGGGGCAGCGTTCGCGGGCGCGGACGCGTCCCGCTCAATGCGCTACGCCGCAACCGGCGCCGGCGGAATCTCGTAATCGTCGAACGTCACAACCTCCTCGCCGAGCCAGTCGTTCAGCTCGGCGAAGCGCGCCTGTAGCGGCCTGATTTCATTGCGCCCGAACACGCGCGCAGCGGTATCCGGCGTGCCGAACCCGCCCGAATTGCTCGGCACGATGCCGAGCAACTGCGGCGGCACGCGGTGTGCGGCGAGCAGATCGTCGCGCGTCACGTTCTTGATGTTGAAGAACTCGTCCTTCGCGGCGACCTCGGACACGGGAATGAGCTGGATGCCGTCCTTCTTCCCGCCCGGCGCGTACATGAACACGTTGCGAAAGTTGCCCGGCCCCTTCGCGTTCTTCAGCGCGTCGCGCATGTTGTCCACGTCGTCCTGTTTCTGCGCGGCGTCGGTCATGTACAGGATGAAGCCGGCGTGGCTGCCGTTCTCGTAATACTTGCGCCGGAACAGCGTCGACGATTCGTTCAGCCACGCCGAGTGCAGCGAGCTCAGATACTCGGGCAGGCCATAGACCTCCTGATTGATGTCCGGCCGCACGAGCTGGAACACGCTGTCGGGCTCGAACTCGTGCCGCTCCTGCCAGCCGTTCACGTACACGAAGCCGCTGAAATCGGCCTTGCGCCGTACGTACTTCGCGAGCGCGGGCTCGAGCCGCAGCGTGCCGCCGACCATGTTGCGGCGGCGTTCCAGATAGCCGTTGCCGAACGTCAGGAAATCGAGCGCCCATCGCTCGAACGCGTGCCGCGACAGCCAGCGGTGCGGGCGGAACGTCGACGCCAGCACGTTCGCCTTGAAGAACAGCGCCGAGCTATGGTGCGTGCTCGCGCGGAACGATTTCGCCAGGCCGGCGAAGCTGACCGGCGGCTCGAACCATTCGCCGTTCGACCAGCACTCGACGTAATCGAGAATCTCGGCCCGGTTCATGACGGGCGTCGGTTCGTCGAACGTGAAGACCTCGGCACGCGCCGGCGCGGCGCTGCCGGCGCTCGGATTGGGCGCGGCCGCGAACGTGCGCGGCGCGCGCGATCGGCGCTTGCTCATGCGTAAAACTCCGTGAATGAAGATGAATGAATGCCGCCGCCGGCGAGCGGCTCGCGGTCGATCGCGTGCAGGCACGCCCACGCCAGGTCGGCGTGGCCCGTCTCGTCGGTGCGGCCGGCGGTGTAGGTCGCCTGACGGCCGCTCGCCGTCATCGTCTGTTTGATCGCCATGAACGCCGCCGCCAGATCGGTCCAGCCCGCGTCGAATTGCAGGCGGCCGTTCCGGACGACGGACTGGCCCTTGAGCACGAGGCGGGTTTTCACCTCGGGCGAGTAGTTCAGCGCGACGGCGGCCGGGAAGAACTTGCGCACGAGCTGGTAGACGCCTTGCCCCATGCCCGTGGTGTCGATCGCGATGTAGCCGACGTTGTAGCGCTGCGTGATCGCCTCGATTGCCGTGGCTTGCTCCTCGAAATTGTTGCCGCGGAACTGGTGACGTTCGAGCACGCGGAAGGCGCCGTCGTCGACGCGTGGCGGCGCCACGACGACGAGCCCCGCCGAGTCGCCCGTGAGCGCCGGATCGTAGCCGACCCACACCTCGCGATAGCCGAACGGCCGCAGCAGCAGCGGCGAGAAGTCGTCCGCCCATTCCTCCCACGAGTCGACCATGCAGCGTTGCAGGTCCGACAGCTTGAACACCGACAGCGAATCGTCGATGAACTGGCACATGAGCAGATTCGCGAATTCCTCGGCGCTGTACTCGCGGCGCAGCTCGTCAATGTCGAACAGGTTGCAGCCGCCCGCCATCGCATCGAGCACGGTCACGATCTGCCGCCACTGCGCGTCCTCGCACAACATGCCGCGCACGAGCGCCTCGTGGCTCGTGTCGATCTGGATGCGCTCGCCCGCGGCGCGGCCGCGGTTCGCGTGCGCGCCGCTCCAGAACGCGTACGCCTCGTGCGTGACGCTGGACGGCGTGCTGAAGTACGTCTTGCGCCAGCGCTTGTGCATCGCCATGCCGGAGGCGACCTTGTTCAGCTCGCGGAACTTCGGCACCCAAAAGTATTCGTCGAAATAGAAGTTGCCGTGGTACGACTGCGCGGTGCGTGCGTTCGTCCCCAGGAAGTACAGCGTCGCGCCGCTCGGTAAGATAATCGGATCGCCCGTGAGCTCGATGTCGGCCGCCTCGCGCGCGAACTGCGTGATGTACTGCTTGAAGACGTGCGCCTGAGCCTTGCTCGCCGACAGGAAGATTTGATTGCGGTCGGTGTCGAGCGCGTCGACGAGCGCCTCGCGCGCGAAGTACCACGTCGCACCGATCTGCCGCGATTTCAGGATGTTGCGCGTGCGCTGATCGCCGTTCCGATACCAGACTTTCTGATAGTCGAACAGCGAATCGCGGAACGCTTCGATGATGCGCTTGTGCTGTTCGTCGCTGATTTCGTTACGGGGCGCACGGCGTTTCGGGCCGGCGTTGCGCGACGCAATCTTCGGGTTCAGATCCGATTCCTTCCCCGTCTCGTCGTACTTGCGCACGCGCGCGAGCCGCTCGACTTGGCGGCCGAGCAGGTCGATTTCCTTGTAGTCCGCACCGTCCTTCTTCTCCTTCGCGATCAACACCATCATGCGCACTTCGAGCGATGCCTCGATGCGCTCGACGGGCGTTGCGTCCTTCCACTTTTCGCGGCGGCACCACGACGCGACGGTCGCGGGCTTGATGTCGAGATGGCGGGCGATCGACGCGATGCGCCAGCCTTGCCAATAGAGCGTGCGCGCGACCTTGCGCACGTCGTTTTCGAGCTGATGAGGGTCCGTGGTTTCGAGCATGCGGCCAAGCGTAGGCCGCCGCGTGCGCGCGAGCACGCGCAGCGCGCTGTACCCGCGTGACCCACAAACGCCGCGGATTGAGCCGTGGCGCGTGAACGCCGAACATGAGAACCACGCTCACTCAACCATGTTCGACCCTCTCTATGGCAAGCAAAACCAAATTCTTCCGCGTCGCAGTGGAAGGCGCGACCGTCGACGGTCGCGAGATCAAGCGTGAATGGCTCACGCAGATGGCGAAGCACTACGACCCGAAGCTGTACGGCGCACGCGTGAACGTCGAGCACATCAAGGGCTGGGCGCCGCTGTCGGCGAACAACCCGTTCGGCGCGTATGGCGACGTGATCGCGCTGAAGGCAGCCGAGATCGAAGACGGCCCGCTGAAAGGGAAGATGGCACTGTATGCGCAGATCGATCCGACCGACGAGCTCGTCGCGCTGTCGAAGAAGCGCCAGAAGCTCTTCACGTCGATCGAGATCAACCCCGACTTCGCCGACATCGGCGAGGCGTATCTCGTCGGGCTCGCGGCGACCGACGACCCGGCGAGCCTCGGCACCGAAGCGCTGCAATTCGCCGCGAAGCGCTCGAACAACCTCTATACGCCCGCGTGCGAGACGGCGATCGAATTCGAAGGCGCGGCCGAAACGGCCGGCCTCAAGGAATGGGTAAAGGGCCTGTTCGCCCGCAACCGCGAGAACGACGACGAGCGCTTCGCCGACGTGCGCGAAGCGGTCGAGCGGGTCGCCATCCATGCGCACCACACGGGCCGCGAAGTCGCGACGCTGAGCACGGCTGTCACGAGCGCGACGGGCGCCGCGGCCGACGCGAAGAAGCGTGCCGATGAAGCCTTCGCCGCCGTCGAAGCGTTGACCGAGAAGCTGTCGAACACCGACAACGGCGCGCCGCAGCGCCCGCCGTCGACCGGCTCGACGGGCGAGCTCGTGACCGACTGCTGACCCATCCCGCACACCACACAGGAGAATTTCCCGATGAGGAAGGAAACGCGCCAGGCATATGAAAAGTACGCCGCGCAAATCGCCAAGCTGAACGACACGGGCGACGTGTCGAAGAAATTCGCGGTCGAGCCGACCGTGCAACAGCGGCTCGAAACGAAGATGCAGGAATCGAGCGAGTTTCTCAAGCGCATCAACGTGCTGCCCGTGACCGAGCTCGAAGGCGAAAAGCTCGGCCTGTCCGTGTCCGGCCCGATCGCGAGCCGCACCGACACGACGAAGGCCGCGCGCCAACCGATCGACCCGACGGCGCTCGACAGCAACCGCTACCGCTGCGAGAAGACCGACTACGACACGGCGATTCCGTATCGCAAGCTCGACATGTGGGCGAAGTTCGCCGACTTCCAGCAGCGCATCCGCGACGTGATCCTCAACCAGGGGGCGCTCGATCGCATCATGATCGGCTGGAACGGCGTGAAGGCGGCCGCGACGACTGACCGTCAGGCAAACCCGCTGTTGCAGGACGTGAACATCGGCTGGCTGCAACAGTACCGCGAGCGTGCAGCGCAGCGCGTGCTGCACGAAGGCGCGAAGCAGGCCGGCAAGGTGCTCGTCGGCAAGGCGGGCGATTACGAGAACCTCGACGCGCTCGTGATGGATATCGTGTCGTCGATGATCGACCCGTGGTTCCAGGAAGACACGGGCCTCGTCGTGATCTGCGGCCGCGAGCTGCTGCACGACAAGTATTTCCCGATCGTCAACGCGACGCAGGCGCCGACCGAGCGGCTCGCGGCCGATCTGATCGTGAGCCAGAAGCGCATCGGCAATCTGCCGGCCGTGCGCGTGCCGTTCTTCCCGAAGCGCGCGCTGATGGTCACGAAGCTGTCGAATCTGTCGATCTACTACCAGGAAGGCGCGCGCCGGCGCACGCTGAAGGAAGTGCCGGAACGCGACCGCATCGAGAACTACGAATCGTCGAACGACGCCTACGTGGTCGAAGACTTCGGTTGCGGCTGCGTGGCCGAAAACATCGAACTGGCGGCGGCATGACGATCAACACGCCCGCCCGCGCACACTTCAATCGCGTCTCGGCCGCGCGCGCGGCGGCCGCCGCGTCGCCCGGCGAGACGATGAAGGGCGCGACCGCCTATGAGCTGATGCTCGCGAAGCTCGCGGCCGACCGCCGCGCGCTCAAGGGCATTCAGTCGATCGAGCGGAAGATCGAGCTGAAACGCAGGCTGCTGCCGGAGTACGCCGACTACGTGGCGGGCGTGTTGAGCGGCGGCCGCGGCGCGCAGGACGACGTGCTCGTGACGGTCATGGTCTGGCGCATCGACGCCGGCGACTTCGACGGCGCGCTCGCGATCGCGGCCTACGCGCTCTCGAACGGGCTCACGCTGCCCGACCAGTTCGAGCGCTCGCTCGCGTCGCTCGTCGCCGAGCAGTTCGCCGACGCCGCGCTGTCGTCGTTCCTCGACGGCGAGACGTTCGACGCGGCGAGCCTCGAGCTCGTCGACGATCTGACGCGCGAGGCCGACATGCACGACCAGGTACGCGCGAAGCTGTACAAGGCGCTCGGCTACGCGACGCAGGCCGCCGCGCCGGCGCGCGCGCTCGACTATCTGCGCCGCGCGGTCGCGCTGAACGATCGCGTCGGCGTGAAAAAGGACATCGACCGACTGACGAAGCAGGTCGAAGCCGCGGGCCGTCGAGGCGACGGCACCGACGGCACGTAAAGAGCCCACCTCGGCATGGCGGCACCGGCGCCCAGGCCCTACGCCTGACGGTCACGGGCCTTGTGCGCCGGTCCACCGCCACCTCATTGCGAACCGACCATGAACAGCTTTGTTGCCACCGCCGCGCCCGCCGTCGCGGCGACGCCGATCGAAGGCACGTTGACGAACGACGGCTTCTTCCCGGACATCGATCTGTCCGCGCTGCGCGACGCGATGCGCCTGGACGGCACCGTGACGGCCGAGCGGCTGCGGCACGCCGCGCGCGACGCGCTGCTGACCGTGAACGACGAGCTCGCCGCGTGGCGCGCCCGGCAGCGCGCGGCGGGCGCGGCGACGCTCGCCGACGTGCCGGCGCCGCGCATCGATGGCGAATCGGCACACGTGGCCCGCTACCGGCGCGCGGTGTATCACCTGACGCACGCGGACGTGACCGAGAAGTACCGCGGCTACGACACGACGAAGAGCGGCGGCCAGGTCGCGGCCGATCTGGCCGCGACGGTCGACGACGCACGCCGCGCCGCGCGATGGGCGATCAGCGACATCCTCGGCCTCGCGCGCTCGACGGTGGAGCTGATCTGATGGCCCGCCCCCTGTACCGCATTCGTCAGTTCGCGCAGTCCCGCGTGCGCGGCGGGAAGCTGTTCTGCGCCGGCGCGTGCCAGGTGCAGCAGCGCGTCGCTGGCCTGTTCTGGCTTGAGATTGCCTATTGCTCGGATCGCACCGGCGCGGAGGCGGCCATACGAGCCGCCGTGATCGCGCGCCGGCGAGCCCGGCTCAAGCCGCGCGTGCTCGGCCTGTTCGATCGCGACGGGCAGGCGCTCGGGCAATGAAGATCGCGGCGCTGCAAGGCGAGACGCTCGACGCGCTGTGCTGGCGGCACTACGGCAGCACGGCGGGCACGGTTGAAGCCGTGCTCGAAGCGAACCCCGGCCTCGCCGAGCTCGGCGTCGTGCTGCCGATGGGAACCGTCGTGGAGATGCCCGAGCGCCGCGCGATCGAGACGACCACGCCGCTATTGCAACTGTTTGACTGACCGGAGCCGAATGAATGGCTGAACCGAACACTTCTTCGGCCGCGGCGCTGTTCGCCGCGGTCGGCCTCGCCGGCATCGCGCCGGGCGTCGACGGCGACGCGCTAATCGGCGCGTTCGCGGGCGCGGCGCTCGTCGTCGTCACGTCGAAAGACCTCGGTCTCGCGAAGCGCGCCGCGTACATGCTCATCTCGCTCGTGATGGGCTACCTCGCCGCGCCTGAAATCATCCACGCCGTGCCGATCCGCTCGACGGGCGTCGCCGCGTTCTTCGCGGCCGCGCTCGTGATCGCGGTCACGCTCACGCTGATCGAGCGCGTGAAGGGCATGGACCTGTTCGCGCTGTTTCGCAAGGGAGACTGACGTGCATGTCTCGTCCGCACTCGTCGCGCTCGCCGCGCACCTGGCCGTCATCGTGCGCGTGCTGACCTACCGCAAGAACGGCGCGCGGCATCGCTTCCACGTCGCGTGGGCGGCCTGGGTGATCGTCGCGATTTCGGGCGGCTCGGCGATCGAGCTGCTGTTTCATCCGAAGCCGACCGGCTTCTTTCACGCGGCGCTCGCGGTTCTGCTCGCCGTGTTGGTGTACCTCGCGCGCGGCAACGTCGCGCGCCTTCTACGGAGTGACGAAGCGTGAACATCCTTCGATTCAACGATCACGGCGCGGAAGTCGGGCTGCTGCAGCAGCGCCTCGTGCGCGCCGGCTACCCGGTCGACGTATCGCACCTTTACGACGAACAGACCGAGCGAGCCGTCCAGACGTTGCAGGCGGCCGCGGGTCTCGTCGTCGACGGCATCGCCGGCCCGAAGACGTACCGGGTGCTCGCCAGCGGGCAGCGCGACCCTAAGCACCTGACGGACGCCGACCTCGCGCGCGCGGCCGCGACGCTCGGCGTATCGCTCGCGTGCGTGCGGGCTGTCAACGAAGTTGAGTCCCGCGGCGTCGGCTTTCTGGACGACGGCCGACCGAAGATTCTGTTCGAGCGGCACGTCATGTATCAGCGGCTCGTCGCGAATGTCGGCAGGGAAGCGGCGGACGCTGCCGCCGCACGATGGCCGGGCGTCGTCAACCCGAAGCGCGGAGGCTACCAGGGCGGCGCCGCCGAATACGTGCGGCTCGACACCGCGGCGCGCATCGACGCGGCATCCGCTTACGAGTCCGCGAGCTGGGGCGCGTTCCAGATCATGGCGTATCACTGGAAACGCCTGGGTTACGCGAGCGTCGACGAATTCGTGTCCCGTATGGAGCTGGGCGAAGCCGAGCACCTCGACGCGTTCGTGCGGTACGTCGCGGCCGACAAGAAGCTGCTAGCGGCGCTTCGTGCCCGGAAGTGGGCAGCGTTCGCGGAAGGCTACAACGGCCCGGAATTCGCGATCAACCTGTATGACGTGAAGCTCGACCGCGCGTATGCGAAGTACGCCGGCACGGGCAAGGCGGCCGCATGAACCTCTCGCGCCTCATGCCGTGGCTGGCGCTGCTCGCGTTGATCGCGCTCGTCGCAAGCTGTCAGCACGGCCGCGCGCTGCGCGCGCAGCTCGACCGGGCGACCGACGACGCGCGCCGCGCGAAACTCGACGCGCAGGCGAGCGCCGCCGTGATCGAGCGCCTGTTGGCCGATGCCAAGGCGAAAGACGCGCAGCGCGCGCAGCTCGCGCGCGCACGCGCCGGCGTCGACGCGACGCTCGCGACCTATCGAAACGAACTGCGGAGACTGATCGATGAAAACGCCGCCGTGCGCGCCTGGGCTGCTGGCGCTCTGCCTGACGATGTTGTACGCCTGCACGCAAGCCCCGCCCTCAACGGCGCCGACGATTTCGCTCAACGAATGCGCGGCGGTGACGCCGTGCACGATGCCGGCGATGGCGCCGCGAACCAACGGTGAACTCAGCGACGCGCTGCACGTCGCGCGCGCGGCGTGGGCGCGCTGCGCGTCCGAAGTCGACATGATCGCGACGTGTCAGGCACGCGTGCGGCGGACGGACGGCCATGAATAAGCCGAGCAGTCTACGCGCGGCGCTCGTCGCCGCGTTGCCGCAGCTCAACGCCTCGCCGGACCAGTTGCTCGTGTTCGTCAACGAAGGCCGGATCGAGGCGACGGGCACGCGCACGGCGTCGTTCGACTATGAATACGAGTGCGAGATCATCATTCGCGACTTCATCGGCGACCCGGACGACGTGATGATCGCCGTGGTCGAATGGGCGCGCGCGAATCAGCCGGACCTCGTGACGAATCGGGACGAGCGCCGCAACGGCATGACGTTCGTCGCCGACATCCTGTCGAACAACGCCGTCGACCTCGGGCTCAAGGTGAAGCTGTCGGAAAGCGTCGTGGTCGGCACCGACGAAGCCGGCAACCGCACGGTCGAGCACATCGACGACGCAGCCGACGAGTGGCTCTCATGACGGACGATCTTCAGGCGCTCGAACGATGGGCGGGCGGGTTGCTCGCGAAGCTGTCGCCGGCGGCCCGCCGTCAACTGCTGCGCGAGCTCGGCCGCGATCTGCGCCGCGCGCAGCAGTCGCGCGTCGCCGCGCAGCGGAATCCGGACGGCAGCGCGTACGAGCCGCGGAAGGTGAAGGCGGGCGGCAAGCGCTTGCGCGAGAAGGCCGGCCGCGTCAAGCGCGAGGCGATGTTCCGGAAGCTGCGCACCGCGCGCTATCTGCGCATCGATGTCGACAACACGGGGCTGGCGATCGGCTTCGACGAACGACTGTCGCGCATCGCACGTGTCCACCAGGAGGGCCAGAAGGCGCCCGTCGAGCCGGGCGGGCCGCTCGCTCAGTATCCGGTTCGCGTCGTGCTTGGTTTCTCGGATGCCGATCGCGAGCTCGTGCGCGATCGGCTAATACAGTATCTCAACCGATGACACACGCCGCCCAGATCGGCGGCGTAGAACGAGCGAAGTGCACCGACTGCGAACTTCCCTCTATTCCTTGCCGGCACTCACGAAATTATTGGGTGGCATGACGCCGAGCAACCATGAAAAGTCCTGCTTTGTCCAATTGGTTAACGGGGCTGGCCGTCCAATCGGCGGCGTCCCCGGAAAGGCGCCGAAATATGGATTTTGGACAATTGGCTTCGTATCGCTAGTAAATGAAGCATAAGCATGGCAGGTCATGCATGACGCTTTCTTCGGAGCCACTCCTGCATTAAATTCTGTAAATGAATTTCCTAGCAATACAGGCTTCTGGATAGGAGTATCAATCCCCGAAGTATAATTTGTTTGCACCCCAACCAAACGATAATTTTTGAATGCAATCGAAAGGTTGGCTTTATCAATTAAGGTATCTAAATCAGCTGTTCGAGAAGTCACTTGGCCGTTGCTAATCGGAGGGCTTGACCCCCATGGATCGTTACAATTTGAGTAGAGATCTGATTTGCAGCGATTCGGATTTGTAATTGCACTCTGGGGTTCGAACGTGGCCCACACCCAATTATTTGTTAACTTTGAATTCAAATGGAAGCTGACCATAGCATAACACACGCCGTCAATTTTCTCCAAATAATATTCTTTGGAATCAATGTCGCAATTAAGTTTTTCCTTGATTGAGCTGGCTGGCAGCCAATCCACCTTAATCTCGATGGCCGTTCGAGGGAAATTGATCTTTCCGTTGTTGGCGACATAATCTTTCTGCCCAGAAAGAGTTTGCAGACTGTATTTGACGCTTTTCCCGGATGGAGAAGTAATAAAATCCGCAGCATCTTGATTGACATGCACTTCTTCACAGAACTCTGGATTCTCCGTCAAATTTTTTGGCACGAAAGGCAAGAAAGCGCTGGACGGCGCGTTATCTTTTGTCGTCATTGGCTGACAGGTTTTCTTAAAATCAAAATTTCTCGTTGCAAGTATGCTGGCATGCAAGCGCTTTTGATTAGCATTATTGGTGCAGTCCTTTTTGCCGCTCTTTAAACAATCTTGTTCCGGCCAAGTCTCCCATGTGAGAGGAAGATCGGTTTTCCCGGAATCGCAGTTAGCGGCAACAAAAATCTGCCATGCCAAATGTTGATAGCTATTATTCCCATCTGGAATTTTAGTTGGGAGCTTGCAAGCTGCCGGATCTCTGGGCTGACCGGCATATGTTTGCGTGGAATACAAAGGAATAGTTGAATAAATTAATGCAATAGCAACGGGAACCGCATTGAGCTTCTTCATGCTCTTACCATCCCTATGGTGAATTTCCCTGTCGCGGCGCAGTAAACTTCACCGCCATTCTGAAAATTATGGGAAATATATATCTACTTAAAATGTCAGACCTTCCTTAATCGCCTTAATGGAGTCGATCAGTATTCGATGATATATTGATCGCAGCGGCGTTATCCGGCAACTACCTGTTTTGGTAGAGCCATCGCCTCTCAACAGAAGCGAAACGACGCGTGCAGACCTACGTGCCGGCAACTGGGTCACCTGTTATTACAGTTTGCGCACTGATCGCACGCGTCCTTCAGGAAGATTGGAAAGTGCCCATCGAGTCGAGCGGGCCGCTCGCGCAGTATCCGGTTCGCGTCGTGCTTGGTTTCTCGGATGCCGATCGTGGGCTTTTGCGAGATCGGTTGTTACGGCACTTGAAGCACTGATCACGAAGGATCACGCCCTTCGAATTTCTTATAGATTAGAGAAATTTATAAAATTAACCCATCAATATTATTCGAATAATTTGTCGAAATTATGATGTGAATTGAGTTGATATTTTGCAAATAAATAATCTTGATTTGCACAAGAAAAGATCTATCTTTCGCATGGCGTCGGCGATTGTTGTCGACGCCTCGTTGTTTGAGTTAGCAAAGCCAACCCATTTAAATTCGTGCATTTCCGACTCCAGCGAATCAAAAACTTATTTGGAGGGAAAAATGAAATTAAATATTTGGAATCTATTTTTACATCTAGCCATGTCAGCAATCGTAGCGCTTGGGCTCGTGCTGCCTTCGACTTCGGTGTTCGCAGACGATGGGGCGGCACTCGCTGCCCCAACTTTATCGAGCGTGATTTCGGCCCCCATCGGGCGAAACGCGGCCAGCCCTACGTGCACGCAGAATGTGACCATTACGTCGATCGCTAACCATGACCTCGTTTCGACGGAATTGGGATATACCGGGAGTAACTATGCGATGCTGCGAGCCCGTGCAACCGTGCAGGGCCCATGGGAGCAATACACGGTCTGCAATTTCGCAAGCGACGGATACTGGACAATTCAATCCCAGGCCGATGGGTTGTATGTCTCGGCGGAGCTCGGCTACACGGGCGACCAGTACGGAATGCTGCGTGCGCGAGCTTCCGTCGTGGGGCCGTGGGAGAAGTTCTCGTTCGGCTCCTGTGGCGTGAATTGCACAACGATCCAATCGCAAGCGAACGGACTGTACGTCTCGGCGGAACTTGGCTATACGGGGGATCAATATGGAATGTTGCGTGCCCGCGCTACAGTCGTAGGTCCTTGGGAACAGTTCCGCTAATACCATGCGCTCCGGAAAAGCAAGTACATTCGATCGTAATACTGAGGGGCGCCTGTTCGTTGACGGTTCGATATTGGCCGGTGCCCCTCACTTTTTGAGTTCAGTTCAGCCGCATGGTGATATCTGGCCAAAATTTAGCCCAAAACGTGTGCCGCCTCTTTGCGTAAGCGACTGTGGGCGATGTTGACGTAGTAGACGTTTGATTCACATCCGATCCAGTGCAAGCCCGCCTCGCGCGCCGCGACGAGAAACGTGCCGGAACCGGCGAACAGATCGCACACGACGCCGCCGGCCGGCACGAGCCGCACGACCTCGCGCGCTATGTCGAGCGGCTTCTCGGTCACGTGTTGCTTCGGCAACGGCAAGCGGCACGGGAACACGCCCGGCAGATACACCTCGCAGTCGCGCATCGCGCCGCGGCTCGCCCATACGACGAATTCCGCCTGCTGCGCGAAGCCGCCGCGCCGCGGCCGCGTGCGGCCGGGCGTCTTGTCCCATACCGCGATGCCGCGCAGGATCAAACCGGCCGCCTGCACGACATCGGTCAGCGTCGGGAGCTGACGCCAGTCGATGAAGCTCACGAGCAGCCCGCCCGGCTTCAACGCGCGGCGGCATTCGCTCAGCCAGGCGTGACACCAGAACGCCCACGCGCGCTGGTCCATGTTGTCGCTCTCGAAGTCGGTATAGACAGTCTTCGTGTCGCTATTGATGTACTTCGTGCTCGGCGGCCGCGAGCGCGCCGACGTGTGCAGTCCGCCCGACGAATACGGCGGATCGGTGAACACCATGTCGATTGACGCGTCGGGCAGCATGCGCGCGAGCGTGAGCGCATCCATTGCGTGAAGTCGGTCGAGTAGCGGGGAAAGATCGGCCGCGGGCGCGGCGTCGGTAGCGTGAATCGTCATCGTGTTGCGAGAGTGGAAATGCGCGCGCGGCACGAGCCGCCCGCACTATTGCGTGTGTCGAGCGGCCATTGTCGACGCACGTTTCACTGCGCGGATCACGAGTGCGCTGTACCCGGCGGCACGACAAAGGCGAGTGCTCGCGCCACGCGCGGGCGACCGGCACCATTGCCGGTATGGATGCGAACGAAATTCAACGACAAGCACGCAACGCCGTGCGCAAAGGCTCGATTCTCGATGTCGACCACAAGGCGGCGCTTTGCCGCGTGGCGATCGGCGAATCGGACGACGACGGCCTGCAAACGAACTGGATTCCCTGGCTCACGCCCTCGGCCGGCGCGACGCGCGAATGGTTGCCGCCGACGAAGGGCGAGCAAGTCGTCGTGCTCGGCGCGATGGGCGACCTTGCGCAAGGCGTCGCGCTGCGCGGCGTGTTCTCCGACGCGTTCCCCGCACCGGACCACCTGCCGAACACCCACACCCGCGTCTACGCGGACGGCGCGCGCGTGAGCTACGACCACGACGCGCATGCGCTCACGGCCGAACTGCCCGCCGGCGCGACGGTGCGCCTCATCGCGCCCGTGTCGGTCACGGTCGAGACGGAATCGGCGACCGTGAAAGCCGCGTCGGTCACGTTCGACGCTGAACAGACCACCTGCGCGGGCGCGTTGCTCGTGAAAGGGCCGCTCGTGTTCAAGTCCGGCATGACGGGCTCGGGCAGCGCCGGCGGCGGCCACGTCATGCGCATCGACGGCGCGGCCGATTTCACGGGCGAAGTGCGCTCGATGGGCAAGAGCTTGCCCTTCCATACGCATCAGGCGCGCGGCGAATCGGCCGAAGTGAGCCCGCCGCTATGAGGGGCATGAACGCAGAGACGGGCCGCTCGATGTCCGGCCTCGATCACCTCGCGCAGTCCATCGGCCGCATCGTCTCGACGCCGCTTGGCTCGTGCATCCAGCGCCGCACGTTCGGCTCGGAACTGCCCGACCTCATCGACGCGCCCGCCAACGGCGCAACCCGGATTCGCCTGTATGCGGCGATCGCGACCGCGCTCATGCGGTGGGAGCCGCGCTTGACCGTCACGCGCGTTCAGATTTCGGCGGCCGCCGCCGATGCTTTCGCCGGCCGGCAGTTCGTCGACATCGAAGGCTGGACCGACGAGCGCGACGAGCTCGTCTCGCTGCGCGTGCCGATGACGAACAGAGGAACAGCATGAGAAGCACGCCCATCGATCTTTCGCAACTCCCCGCGCCGGACATCGTCGACCCGCTCGACTTCGAGACGCTGTTCGCCGAGCGCAAGGCGCGCCTCGTGTCGCTGTATCCGCCCGAGCACCAGGCGGAAATCGCCGCGACGCTCGCGCTCGAATCCGAGCCCGTGACGCGCGTCCTTCAGGAGAACGCCTATCGCGAAGTCCTGCTGCGGCAGCTCATCAACGACAAGGCGCGCGGCCTGCTGCTCGCCTATGCGCGCGGCACGACGCTCGACCACATCGCGGCGCTGTTCGATGTCGAGCGGCTCGTGGTCACGGCGGCCGATCCGGAGCACGGTATCGATGCGGTCTATGAGGACGACGACAGTCTGCGCGAGCGCGTGCAGCTCGCGCCGCGCGGCTTCTCCGTCGCCGGCCCTGAAGAGGCATACGTGTTTCATGCACGTTCAGCCGATGGCCGCGTGCTGTCTGCCGCCGCGTTCAGCCCCGAGCCGTGCGTGATGGTCATCACGATCCTGTCGCGCGAAGGCGACGGAACCGCAAGCGACGAGCTGATCGAGATCGTCAGGAAGAACCTGGAAGGCAAGCGGCCGCAGACCGACGAAGTGATCGTGCAGAGCGCAAAGATCGTGCGCTACGCGATCCGCTCGACGCTGCGCTTCTTCTCCGGCCCGGATCGCGGCGTGGCGCTCGCGGAAGCCCGCAAGCGCACCGCGAAGTTCGCGGCGGACATGCGGCGCATCGGCATGGAAATCACGGTCGACGGCCTGCACGCGGCGATGCGCGTCGCCGGCGTGCAAAAGGTGCTGCTCGACTCGCCCGCCGGCGGCGTGCCCGTGACGCACGAGCAGGCGCCGTACTGCACCGGAATCGAGCTGATCGACGGCGGGGTGGCGGATGACTAG